CTGACAAAGTGAGGGTTTTGTGTAAGAAACTCTTGAACCAATTCGTCTGTGGTCAAAAGTTCACCCGATTTACTATACCTCGCTATTCCGTTTTTATCAAGAATTTCTACGTTACCACTTTCATTAAGTTGAATATTTGTTTTTAATAACTCAACTACTTGGTCTGGATTGATGGCTTTATTCCTAGATGCTGAAGATAATAACGACTTGTTTATCTTGATATCTCTAAGCTGACTCTCTAGGTTTTCTTTTTCTTTGTTGAACTCTTGCGTTCTGGTTTTTAGTATTTCCTCAAACTCACCTTTTTGAATACGTTGCTTTTCTTCTGCATCTTTCTGTGACTTTACAGCTTGTTTAATCGTATCAAAGTCCTCAACACCAAGTTTTTTATACCATATACCTCTTTCTTTGCCTAATCGCTTTCTAACGATTTCATTCATTTCATCTTCTGTGAACATTACTTCACTAGATGTTTCCTCTACTTGTGGTGTTTCTTCTTCTTTTGTTTCAGTAGTCTGTTCTACTTGGTTTTCTTCAGCCATTTAAATCTCCTTAATTTGGATAGTATTTTTATATCAAATTTTAGCATCTTTTGGCAAGTTTACTTTTTCTACTGGAATATTATCGAAAATTGCTTGGATTAAATTTTCTATATCTTCATTTGGATTTCTTGTAACTGTTTCTGGATATTCTTCACCAAAAACCTCAACATACAAATCATGGTAATCCTTTCCAGTTTCTGCTAACGATAATTTTTTAAGTCTTTCTTTTTTTGTTAGTGCCATTTTTTCCTCATCTTTCTACTCTTTCCGCTGTGTCTAAAAATTCTTCAAATACTTTAACTGTATTTGGAATGAAACTTTTGGCTATGGCGTACGCTTTTTTGTCGTTTCTTATGGCGAACAAATTGGCAAATATTTCTGTTGGAACTGAGTCTTTTCTTCTCCAATAGCTCACAGTATGACCCCACATTTTATAATTACGCCTAAACTTTCCTTTTGCGAGAGCATCAAATATATCGCTTACTTCGCCATATCCATCACCTTTTAAACTCGTAGCTTTATCTGTTGCAATAATTTTATTAGCATCAAATTTAGAGTAGATATCTCTTTCCTCCTTAAATGCTAATTTATCAAACATTTTTTTATATTCTGATTCATCTATTACATAATTAACACCAACATACTTCCCCTTTAGGTTCTCTAAATCCTCCTTTATGGCATCATTAAATTTTTTACTCCTAAAAGACCAAAATTCACCTTTTCCACCCGCAATATAATCTATATGGTGTCCATATTCGTGAGCAATAACATAACTTTTGACTGGTGATATTCTGCCATCTTTTGCATTTAATTCAGCGTTTAATTGACCCGTACTAGGGACATAGTAACCGCTTTTTGTATCTCTTACTGTTGTTGGTTTCGGAAACTTTTCAACAATAACTTTTTGTTGGTCTGTAAGTTGCGAATTGAAGTCATCGTCATAGGCTTTTATTTTTGCTTTGCTAGGTCTAGTTTTCAGACCTTTATTCAACAAAAAACCTATAGAAACATCTGAAACTACACCTCTTACTGGTGGTGGTGGTGGTAATTCTTCTTCTGTTGGCAATTCATCTACAGTTTCTTCACCCCATGATGGGTCTGTTGGAATCCAAGTATGTCTGCATCTATAGCCACCCCTTACTATAAATGGGTCACCAGTAGACTTTCCTTGCCATGAACGATTTATCCACATTTCTCTTATTTGTTCTTCTGTGAGTGTCTTATTCAACATACTCACACAAAATTCCCTACTATCTCTTACTAATGTTCCTGTGTATGTGAAATGCGTAAGACCCGCTTCTTTGGCTTTTGCTATGGTGAATTGTCCGTGAAACTGCATTACTGAATCATGTGCTATCTGGCTTGCGTAACGTCTTAGGTTATTACCCGCCCTGTCGCTTGCATATTGTGTATGTAGCTTTCTAACAGCGTCTTCAACTTGTGCTTTTTTTGCACTATCAAACTTATTTTCGTTTATAAAGTCTACGAGTTCATTTATTTCTGCGGTGTTTGACCTCTTATACACTCCGTTTATGTGTGACCTTATATTGGTAACCATATCGTCAAATGGTCTACCTGCTATTGTGCTTTGGTATACTTCATCATTTATTACTTTTAGAAATCGTTCTGCTATATCTTCAAAGCCACTAAAAGATTGTGTTTTGAGAGCGTTCAAGGTTGTTAGGTCTACTTTTGTTAGGCTTTTGAACTTCGCAGGTATAGGCATTTCACCAAAAGTATCTAAAACCTCTTTTGCAATCTTGTTATATTCTTCATTTATTATGGTATCCGCTTCATCAAGAAAAGTCGTTTCGACAAGGTTTCTAATTGCAGGTTGTAGTTGTATCGCTAGTCTTTGTGAAACAAGCTTACCCCCTGTGGCTCTTGTGACTTCTCTGATTACGTCTTCTTCTAGCCTATAGAGTACATCAATAATACGCTGTTCGTGTTGGTCAGCTAATTTATCTAATATTCTCGACATTATAGGGGAAAGTCTTTTTTCCAAGCTTTTATAGACCAGAAAGCAGGTGATAAAGATTTCTGACCTTTGACCTCTTTAAGAACACCACCCATTCTAGCTAAGAATGACCTTTGCCTTGCAGGTATGCTTTTCTTTATAGACATTCCCCTAGCACCAAATGTAACTTTGTTTATCTTACCAGTAGATTTGTTTTTTACATACACACCAAATTTTTTTCGCTTAGATTCGGCCGTAGATAATCTAAATGGTTTGTTTAGCTTTACGTCTTTACCTCTATACTTTGCCATTTACTTTCTTTTTCTTTTTGATGCTCTTCTAATAATATCTTTATCAAATGTACCAGAACGACCCCTGCTTATTAGCTTGTTGACTCTAGCCATCGCCCATTGGTTCATAGACATTCGGGGTCTTGACCCTGCGGAAAGAAAAGCACCTTGACCCCTACGAAATGAAGCTTTGAGGTCACCAAGACTAAACAATTTAGATTTCTTTGCTTTTGCTCTAAGTGTTGCTAGTGTCTTTGCTGATAAGGGTCTTCTTCTTACTGCCATTATGTCCTGTTCCTTCTTCTAAGTAGTGAGCGTGGTATTCTTGCACCTGCTTTGTATAAAGCACTGACTTGTTTCAATAAACTTGCTCTAGCACTTCTTTTTGCACCTTTTAGACCAGATAGATATTTTTTAGGAATACCAGTTCTTTTGTCTTTGGGTACTAGCCTACGTTTACGCTTCTTCTTCAACTGTCTGTCCTTCTACTTCTGTTGTTTGGAACTGCCCTCTTACGGCTCTGGTAGAGTCTATTTCTTCGTTTATTGATTTTATCATTTCACTATCATCAATGACCGCCTGTGCTATCTGTTTGTCTAGTTCCTTATTAAAGGTTTCGGACTTAATACCACTAGCTTTTGCCATTTGTAAGAATTGTAGGTCATTCGCCCAATCTCTAATATCAAACGTATCTGGGTAGTTTACCGAACCATCAAACTGCTTATCTTGCCACATAGCAAACAAACCCCAAATCTGTTCTTCTGCGTTCTCAAGATAATCTGCTTTTTCTGATAGTCTGGCGTTTAGTAACTGAAATTCTGTTTGTAGAGCAATACCACTCGCTATTTGTGTACCTGTTGCCCTTACTGAACCCATGTGTGTTATCCTGTCAATAGCGTCTACTTTGTTTTGAATACACCGCATAATGCCCTCTAGGTTCTGACCGCTTGGCTGTATGATGTAAGGCTTTAGATTAGCTTCTAAGTCCTCTGGTATCTCTATAATAGACCCTGCACCTGCACTCGCTTCTACATTCGGTGTTTTTACAAGACTTGGATGGTTTGCTAATCTGATAAGCTGTTCTTTCTCTGAATAGTCGTTGTAGATAGATTGTTGTAGAAATGCAACATCTGCAAGGTCACTAATCCCTATAGGTCTTTTAGCACCCCTTAAATTATAAACATTCACCGCAGGGATTTTTCCTATTGGGTTTGGTACTTCTTCAATTAGTCTAGATTCGCCTTTTGAATATTCTTCTGAATACTCCTCAACCTCGTAAGTTGCTATTGTTTCCTCTGTGAATACTTTAATTATTGCTCTATCTGCGTTTATATCCTCTACCACCATCAGCATATCAAGATAGAACCTGCCACTAGCTGACCGCCTGTAATTCCAGTTCACAACATTTTCTGGGGTGTAAATACTTATGTAGGGTCTTATATCCTGTGCTAGTTCTTCTGCTCTTGTGTTGGCGTTTGACTGTGGTTTATCAACTATCACCCAACAATTACCATAGATACTAGCGTTCATTTGTACTTCACGCATAACTGTGTTGAATGAGCGACCATCTAAGTCAGCGTCCATAAGAAAAGACTTTAATTGTTCATCGCCATCTAATGACCCATAATCTCTTGTGGGTGGAACTCTCCAAAGAAAACTTGTGTAAATCTGAACAACATTCTTACAATGGTTATCTACAGGGGTGTGTCTTATTCTTGCGTCATATTCTTCGGGTGACTCTAGAACATAGCGGTGAAGGTAATAGCCATTTTTATAATCATTTCCACCAAGATAACTACGAATATAGAACTCCCAATTTGCTATGTTTGCATGCCATAAGTCGTGTTTACTTGTAAGTGTTTCCCTATCCATTAACTCCACCTTTTAGGATGGCTTGGTGCAAAATTCCTTTTGAGTGGAAAATTATACTCTACTAAATACCCTAGAGCATCATTCATATGGTCATATCCACTATCTTTGTCGGGAATGTGCGTACCTTCCTTGTATATTTGTCGTTCTATGCTTTTGATCGCATTTTTACAGGACTTAACAATAAATAAACTACTTTTACCATTTACATTTTTTAACTTACTATTTACTGCGTTAATCCTATCCCTAACTAAAGGTGCTGTACTCCTACATCTTACATCAAAACCATTATTTTTCAATATAGCTAAATCAGTTAAACCACCTGCACTTGTTTTTCTTTGTCTAGCACTGGGGTCTGGGT